CATCTCTGTGAATTTTTCCTTCATGTCGTGACCAGGGCCGCATTGTATCGGTAACGACATAGTACCAAGTTTAGGAGCGCTTTCTTTAACTTCGGGTGCTTTTAATCCCGGTGTAGAAGAAGGATCTGCGTTTGCCGCTGGTGAAACCCCTATTACAATACCTAATATAAGGCCTTGTAATAGTCCTATTAAAAATGTATTCATTGCTCTAATCTCCATTGAAAGAAGGGATGGTTTAGATAATCCCTTGGGTCTGAAATGAACACTTGTGGTTCATTCGATTCAACGACAGCAATCACGATTACGTTTTGAGTAATTTCTACACCATAGACCTCTTGAATCATAAAGGAGTATGCCGCTGTCTGTAATTTGTAGTCTTCAACCCATTCTTCTAATTTTGGTTTTATTGAATTTTTCCAATCAATTGTAGAAAGAACTGAATTCCAATTGCCTAGTGCATCAATACGTCCGGCCAGTTTATACTTATGTGACCAGAGTGGTGACTCTTTGAGATATACATCACCTAGTTGTTCTTTGAGTAATGGGTAAATTTGTTTAATGAGTTGCATTGTTGACGGCATTACCTTACCAACATCACTATCATCATCAATATACTTTTCAATCAAATCATGAAGTGCATTACCTCTATTACGAGCGGTTCTACTTATTCGATCTGCTTCATCATGTCCAACTCTATTACGCCATTCTTCAAGAAACTTTTGCTTCTCGGGATAGAACTCTTTGATAGCAGTGGTTATTGCGGGGTGTCTAATCTTTTCTGGTGTGTTGTAGTATATGCCATTCTCTCGGCCCACCGCATCATCACGTCTTTCAAATTTATACTTCATATCTAAAATCCTGGTGCCGCCTTTCCATCACCGAAATGTTTCTTAACAATTTCTCTTGTCTTCACAGCCTTGGCGTCATCTGTTCGACCATATCGTTCAGCAATAGGTGTGTGTGGGTTTTTCTCAGCAACTTTACTAAGAGTTTCTTTCCAACCCGCGTCTGTCTTATCTTTAATTGACACGCCAGATACAATCATTGGTGCTTGGGGTACTGTATGAATCTCTGGGTTCTCTTCAACAAGTTTTGACATTTGAGCAATCGGCATAATATCTTCCCAATATTCATTAGTCACCTTGTTGTGAAATTTGTAAGTTGGCAATTTCATCTCCTTCTTGTTCTAACAAATCAAATTCATTATACAGTCTATCATAATACATTAAATTAACGTTGTCAACATTTGGTGCATAAACTGTTAAATTCTCGGGAAATACAATATCAAATCTAACATTTGGATTTTGTTCTAGAACCCAACCAAAATATTCCATTCTTCGTCGTGAATCATTGAGGTTTGTTTTTGTTTCAGGACCATAACAATCAGTATCTTCGTACATATTAGAAAGAACTTGAGTTTTATCAAAAGCAAGAAAATCAAAACCAATTAGATATAAACGTTCAAACCCCATCTCAATGGCTTTCATAATAGCAAACATGCCAGCATTATTACGCGGGCGCACTGGATTTTTGCCGTGCATTAGAGAAGGTTCATACTCTTCTTCTTCATTAGCTGCAATCAAAGTAGTAAAAGAATCATTATTCTGCCCAAACACCTGATTAAAATTTTTCTCTAACTCGGCTTTCATCGCCCTATCAACTACACAAAGATAATCAGCGGCCCAATCTCTATAAAGAGCATTACACCCAAACGTCGTAGTATTTTTTGATAGTCTTCCTAAATCTACACCATCTCTACTCTTACCATTACCAATAATGATTGCAGTGTTAATCATCCCAATCTGTCGGGTGCGCGGCGTGACCAATTTGCTCATAACCAAATCCTTCTTTATAATCATGATTGGTATTACGGATTGAACGTAGTTCCTTGGCGCGTTTTATTTGTTGCCGTTTACTTGAACCGCGGTCGTCGTAATCATCATCAAATCGTTTCTTGTTACTTCTGTATGTCTTTCCCATATTAGTTATTATTAAATCTAGCAAATAATGCTGGATATGCCTCCTGAAATAGTTTTTCTGTTAAACCTTTATATGGCATTTTCTTCTCAATTCTAATGTGTTCAATGAGTACAGCATCATCTGGATCCATTGTCTCTAGCCACTCTTGATAAATAACTTCACGCTTTTTTGGGATGACATTATCATAACCACCACCCCTACGATAGATATTTAACTTTCGAGATTCAGAAAAGAAAACGCCCTGAAAATCATGTGCCTTTGAAGTTTTGGTCTTGCTATATGGGCATGGTGTTTCGGGGAGCAACCACACCCAGGTTGGGGCAAACGCAGCTTGTACTATTATCTCCATTGCTGGCGAATAGTTTCTCCTCAGCTCCGCAAGTTTTTCTGCTCGGGGTTTCATATTTGATATACGGATAAGAACGTCGGCAATACCTTCACGAAGTGCCATTATATACTCCTAAAAATCGGTCAGGGAATCCATCAAGCCCTTGAGTTTGTTCTTGATGAAATAGTTAAACAGGCGACTGCGGTCAGGCGTCTCTCTATTCTTATATATATCATTTACTTGATCCTGAATGTTAGCTGGAACCAAATCTAAATTTATAAGCATGTTATTACGGTTCCAGTTACGGAGCATATCTTCGTCACAGAATTCAGCAGGTTCTTGATTGATCCAAGTTTCGAGTTTTTTAGTCGAGATAGCTTTCTGGCGCTTCCCGACAACGAACGTATCATCATCAGAAAGAAAGTTAGGAATGCCATCACCTCTATCACCTTTAATGATGTGTTCCTTAATGTATGCTTCAGGATTGTGGTGTCTAACAAACTTCTTTTGCATAGGACTATACTGTTCGACATTAGAATATTTCTGGAGTTGAATGAAATCCTTATCAGACGACATAATCAGAATCGGTTCTCCACCAAGTTGTTTACCTTCAATGTGACACATAGAAGCAATAAGGTCGTCGGCTTCTGCATTTTCAACATGAAGCACTAGATAAGGGAAGTGTTCCTTAAGGTCGTCACGCATCGTGTTTAACACACCAAAGATAGCATTCCAATCATGCTTAGAATCTGCTCTATTCTTCTTACGATGTGCTTTGTAATAGGGAAATTTATCACGACGCCAAAAATTCTTATCATCACAACAAATCATAAGTTCGCCATACTTAGTGCCATATTTCTTACGATAAGAACGCAACGAATTTAGAATCATATGCCGGAAGAAATCTTCATCAAGTTCTTCGCCAATGTTAATCTGTTGCAGTACATTTGAAATCATAACTTGGTTCAAATCAACGAGTATAATTGTCTTGTCCTCATAATATTTTCTGTTTGTCATAAGGGGTCATATATGACCCATTAGATGCATATAGACGGGTAAGGGGTCATATATGACCCATTAAGCGCCCTCAATATCGGTCGGCTCATTCACGCCATCCGTTTTAAATAGTTCAGTTATCTCTTCTAAGTGCTTACTGTAAACGTGGGCATGTCCTTCTGCCATAGAAAAGATTGCATATGCAACTTCTAATAGATATGCCATGCGTAATTGTGTATCAAGTTCCATGAGCGAGTCAGCATATCCAAGGTTATGCATCTCTTCTAGAAAAAAACCAAATGCCTCGTTTATATCATCCTTAATGATTCGCGTATCAGTGCTAATTCTTTCCTGCTCCTTAATGACCCTACGAGATGTAAAGTCAATAACTTTCGCAGTCATTTCTTGTTTATTCATTTAATTACTCTCAGTAGGACCGTATTATTATTTATCCGTCCAGTCATTGGAGCAGGCTTTGTGTTCAATTCATCCATCAATTTCTTAAGTACTATTTTACCACCCTTTAACAATCGCGGCAGTACCTCTTCGGGTTTCTTAACAGTTTTAGAAATTGATTTGGTTTCGTCCCAATTTTGAAGTGTAGTTCCCTTTACACTAAATCCACCTCGATCTGATGCCACGTACTTAATCAGTTTTCGGTACTTGGTATTGAACACCCACAACTCTTGTGCTCCAAGAATACTCTCTGGTTTAACGCTAACAATCTTTAGATCATTATCCGCCTTACAGTAAGACAACTTATCAATTTGCTTAGTAGCAGGTACAGATTTCTTGGTGCGGGGCTTACGAACACTTTTCCCATTACTCGCCCAGAGAGTTGCATCATCAACAAGCGACCGAACAAAAGCAACCAAACGCTTCATTTGTGGTTTAGAGATATGGCCGTAACCCTCATTTAAATCTTCATCAGTACCAGCAAGTGCCTCTTCAAGTTCTGTAGCCATAGGCTCATACAGTGCAGCAATTTGCTTACTCTGCAACGGTTTGATTTCCTGCTCTTGCAACCATGTGTACATTGCAAATTTAGTCTTTAGCTTGTATCCATTAGTCATGAACTCATCAATGATACCTTCAACAACACCAAGCTTTGAAGCCATCTTGTTTTGGGTACGTTGTTGAATAGTAAGTTTAAACTTTACAGGCTTATCTTCTTCAACATCATCGTCAAGAACATTACCAACTAACTGTAGTGTTTCTTTGTATATACGATCAAATGTGTTGAGTTCTGTATCTTGGAATTTGCAACCAAGATAAATCATGCGAGACATTGTACCCAGAATAGGTGGGATGTACTTGATATTAAGAGTTTTAAGAGCTACCATCTCTTGTTTAGTGCCTAGAAAATGTGCGAAGAACATCTTAGCGGCAGACTTGTTATCATTAAAATAGTTGTACCAGTTGAATGCACGTAGCAATTCTGATCTTGTTACTTCTGCATCCTCAACCCAAGTAGGTTCAACACCAACACGAATCTTCGACGCATCAAAGTTACGTGGTAGAGCAGTGGTCTTCTTTTTTAGGGCTTGCTTAGCCATTACAATTTTCCAATACGTTTAAGTGAGGTGATAATATTCATAAAGACCTTAATGTTCAAATCGACATAGTCATTATACCATTATCCAGAAGCCCTGTCAATAGGATACTTCTTGAAAACGAGTATCTGTTTCTTTCCAAAAAAGCTAGGCTTC